AACGTATGACCTTGCGGATCTGGACGCACAGATCGAAGAAGAAAAGAAGAAGATGCGCGTTCGTGGCGAGCTGTAATCCAAAGCCGTGAATCCCGGAGAAGAACAACATGTGATCTCCTTCGGCAGAGGCGTGCGCCTCATGTCGGAGGAGTATTACATCAAGGAACTCGCCCCGTTTGGCATCAACACCAACCGGCGGTTTCGATGCCTTTGCCGAGCCATCTGCTGCCCGCTTATCTTCATTGGTCGCCATGCCTTTGTTGACCCCGCCATCTTCCAGATTTGCATGAAGCACCTGTCGATGCCGGGGAACAAGGACTTCATCGCCCCAGATTCGTACATCAAAGCCAACGCGGACGCCCACAAGAAGCGCATCTACACCAACAAGGTAGACCCCCGCCAGATCCAGAAGAACTGGAAGGAGACTGTGCGAGCCATTGTTGATTGCCGCAAGATCCGGGGACTGGATACGCCGAAGATAACTCGCACGGCAATTCGCACTGCGGCTGCAGAACTGACGCGGTTTGTGCTTACAATGATCCCGTCCGGCGAACAGGAGCAGGCAAATGGCGAACAACAGGAAGCCGACGTTTCGTGAACTCTCGTCTGTGTGGAAGCGCATGGCGGAGTCCAACTCCCCCTCTTTCCACCAGCGCGACATCAACAACGCGGTAGAGGATGCTGTCCTCGCTGGCGATCTTCCCCGCGAGGCCGCTGACTACGCCAAGGTGCTTGCCGTTTACGCCGAGGAACTGATCCGTGAACGCGGTCGTCCACAGGGCGGCACCGGCAAGGAAACAAAGCGAGTGGCCAGCGAGCGCCACTTTGTTGGTGGGGAACACGAGGCGGAGACTAGCCAGGAACGCGAGCTGCTTGATGTGTCCCGCACTTCTGAGAAGCCGGGCGTCAAGCCCGTACGACTTGCGGGCCCCGACATCGACCCCGAAGACGCTGATCTTCTTCGCAAGTCTCTTGCCGGCAAGTCTGGCAAGGCCCTTGCGTCAATGGTCATCAGCGAAGACCAGGCATCCGGTCTGCGCCGTAGTTCCGTTGAGAAGCCTCCGCACAGCGGGTTTATCGGCCCGATGCCTGCTATTGACAACCCCCTTGAGAAGTTGCGCCCCCGCGCAGAACGACCGGAGCCGAAGCCTGCGCCGCGCGGATCGGCTGAAGCACAGGCTAATCGCATGGTGGAAGCCATCAAGCGAAGCGGCATGGACGTTTCTGAGGGAAGCATTCCAGGAAAGTCCGGCAAGGGCGTGTTCTTCGGATTCAAGAAGAACCCGAAGGTTGCTCGCTTTTACAGTCCTGAAATTCTTGAGGAAGTTCTTGGAGCAGGCGCAAAGGGATCTGATGTTTTCGCTGGCGTCGGTGAGGACGGCAAGAGTGTCTTTGACATTCTGAACGCTCGTGCCAAGGGTGGAGACATGCACGCTGCTGCCGCTTTCGAGTTGCTGAAGCGCAAGCATTTCAAGACTGGGGAGCGTTCGGCGAAGGCTGGGAAGCGCACTACCGAACCAGTCTTGAAGCCCGTCAAGGGTGGGGGGTTTGAGCCCGTTACCCGCACAAACGAAAAGGGCGAAGAGGTTCCCGTCACGGAAATCCGTGGGCCCGAGGACAAGGCGCGCCGCAAGTCGCGCAACGAATCGCGGTCGATGGGCCAGACTGCAAGCGAGGCCGCTTTCCGCCGCAGCAAGTTTGATCCGGAACGGGTTGGTGGTTCCACCTCCCGCAACATGAGCGTGGACCAGGCGGCGATTGCGCGTGAGATTGAGATGCAGCGCCGGACAGACCCGGAAACTGGGGAACTGAAGCAGGGGCCTCTGACCAAGGAGGTGTACGAGCAAATCCGCCGGATGGCCAAGGAGCCCGGTCGTAAGCCCGAAGCGCCCATGGACGAACTCATCGCGGCATTCAAGAAGGCCCGTGCACGCAAGCGACAGGAAGTTCCGGACGTCATGTTCGGAAAGGAGCGGCTTGCAAAGCAAGAAGATAGGCCAAGGCGTGACTTTGTTGGTCCGATGCCTCTTCGCAAGCAGCCAGTCGATCCCAAGTACATGAGGCGCGAACAGAGCACCGGCATGAGTGCTGAGTCTGAAGGCGGGAACTCCCGCAGGCTGCAGGCGTTGGAGCGTCTGCGCAACATCATCCTCTCGCGTGGCGGTGTGATGGATCCCCGCGACATGGGACCCCACCAGGCTCCTCGGATGACTTCGCGTTACGGCCCTGCTGGTTTGATCGAAGAAGGCGAACCTGTTACGCAGGCTCGCAAGTCTGTGCCCGAGCGCCGTGCGCCGCGGCCGAGAGTTGAACTTGTCAGATCCCCCAAGGCCAAGCGGAAGCCCATCAACAAGCGTCCCGGCAAGGGCCCTGGCATCAAGGAAAAGATCTTCTCAATGATGGCCAACGCTAGGAGGAAGGCGCGTTGAAGAAGCTTCCAGCATCTGCCGGGGACGAAGTAATCCGTTCGTACTTTGGGCTGGACGGGGTGTCTCTTGCGCTCAGGGCTAGCAACTGGGAAGTCGGGGAGGAAGTAGAGCGGCTGGTTGAGTTCAGCCGAGACCCGGATCCCAAGGTTGCAATGCAGGCAATGAAGCAATTGCGTGGAGTTGTGCGGGAAACGGCGGAGATCAACGGTATCATCCAGAGCCGGAACGCCGAGATCACCCACACCGAGGGCAACCAGACGGTAAAGGTAAGCTCGACTTCCAAGATCGTGCAGTCCCTGAAAGAGAGCACAAGCCATGTCCAAATCCCAGATTCCCTTCCCTTCGCAGCCCAGTATCTCCCTGCCCGCGATTCCGGATCACCTGCTTCCGGTGTTTGAGCTGGTGAGTTCCTTGTCGAGCATGGAGTGCTGGCGCATCGGTGCGCCCATCCTGCTGGACTTGGGTGTTATGGATCCAACCACATTTCGCAAGGCAGAGCCAGAACAGATTGGCGAGATGTTCCGCGAGCGGATCCAGCCGACCGAACAGTGGTTCAAGCGCGCCGATGACCTTGGTCGCTACATCAACGACCACAAGCTGATGGCTGTAGTTCTCATGCGCATTGCTGCGGTGGAGCTGGTGGGGTCTTGAGCATTGTCCGCATTGAGCGGAAGCGCAACGACCTATACCCGCTGCCCGCTGACTACCTCGAGCTGAGCCCGGAAGGCCAGCGGCTTGCTCGCGTCAACGCGTGCCGGCAGTGGCAGTTGAGCGGTGACCCAAACGACCGGGCGCACGCGCTGGCTGCGTGCATCAACTTCTTTGACCGTTACTACCTGTACCCGGACTGGGACGAGGAGTTCAACCCGTACTTCTACGATGATGACCCCATCGAATCGCCGCTCGGGCATTTCGCGATCTACCGGCTGTGGGCCCTCGCAAGCAAGAGCGTGGCAATCGCACCGCGCGGTTTCGCGAAGAGCAATTGCTTCCGGAAGTCGGCACTCCTTCAAATGGTTAGCCGCCCGGCGTACTCCTTCATCTACGCGACGAGCAGCATAGACAACGCGGAGCAGACGAGCCAGGTGCTGAAGACTCAGTTCCTTGGCAACCAGCGGCTGTTCGATGACTGGGGCCCTGAGTTCCCCGATGGCCGCATCACGCCGAAGCGCGGCGAGCGTTCGTTCGGCGTGGAGATGATGTACCTGAACAACGGCAGTTGGTTCCGCGCAATCAGCGCAGAGAGCCGCCAGCGTGGTGGTCGCCCGCGCGTGTACGCGCTCGATGACCCGGAGTATGACCCCAAGGCATCGACCAGCATGTCGATCCTGCGGTCGTACATGGAGCGGTTGCTGTTCAAAGTCGTGATGCCCATGGTCACCCGTCGCGATACGAGCGTGCGGTGGCTGGCGACGTTCGTGAGTCGGCGGCACTACGCGTGGCACGCGATGATGACTGAGCCGTCCCCCACCGGCCTGGTGGCGAAGGACCCCCGCTTTGACCAGTGGGCCCGTTTGACGCTGAAGGCGGAGTACGAGGAGGAGGGGGTTCGGAAGTCCTGCTGGCCTGGCATGTGGCCGCTTGACCGGAAGGCAAAGGATGCAGACCCCAAGTTGAAGGGGTTTGTCAGCCTAGAGGAAATCCGGGAGATGATCGGCACCCACAACTATCTGGCCGAGTATCTAGCCCAGCCGGGCGAGGCCGAGGACATGCACTTCGGCGAGGTGACCAAAGAGAAGCACGGGTGGTGGTTGGAAAGCCCGGATCCCCTGTTTGACACCGACCCGAAGAACAGCGAGTCTGTTATCTGCTGGAATGGCAAGGGTGGGCTGGAAGAGAAGATGCCCATTCAGCAGTTCCTGAAGGAACGGGTGCGGATGTTCATCACGGTCGACACGAGCTTTACGGCCACGAGCGACAGCGACTTCAAGGTCTGCACCCTGCTGGGGTACGACCCGGTGGACGCTTGCCTGTTTGTGCTGGACACGTGGGGTGCCCAGTGCCGCGAGCAGAAGTTGATTGAGCAGTCGTTCGCGATGGCCGGCAGGTGGGGTTGCCCAACGATTCACCCCGAGGTGGTGCGGCAGTCGTTCGGCTTGTACACGGCTATGGAGTCAATGGTCCGCCAGAAGGCTGCGGAAGTGACTGGCCAGACCCCGCCCCGGATCATCCCGTTGAAGGTGGGCATGCTGGACAAGACCAGCAAGATCAACTCGCTGCACTACCGGTTTGAGCACGGGCTTATCAAGTTTCCCACGTGGCGCAGGGGCAACTTGCCGTGGCGTCTCCTGTTCGACCAGATTGAGCAGTTCAACCCGGACGCCGACAGTGGTGGCCTCCAGCACGACGACTTTATCGACACGGTCGCAATGAGCATGTTTGTGGTCCGTGGCCGGCTTGACCGTCAGGTGGCTGGTGGGGAAAGCCAGGCGCTGGACTTCGACAAGATGCTGACCGACGGAACTATTCACGATGCGTTGCCCGGCGGTGTTCCGGTGGTTGAAGCGATGGACTTCAGCCGGATGTCCGCCCAGTCCCTGATTGATGGAATGGAGCCCCCGCCAAATGTCAAACGAGGTTCGCGCGTCTAATACCGCGTATGTGACGATTCCTTTCGTATACTTTCAGATGCTGGCCCAGTCGTATTATGGGCAGCAGGTGCCGGATGGCATGGATGCAACCCCTGTGAATCACAAGGTGCCGCAGCCAGATCCGACGCCGCGATCTTCGTTCAACCTCAAGGACGTTGAGCTCTTTGAGGAAATGCCGCCTGGTTGGAAGTCCCTGAGAAAGCGAAACAACGATGGCAAGTGACATCTACCCGCTGCCCAAGGACAAGCGTCTGCTTGCGCAGATCATTGACCAGCACGTTGAGCGAGAGCTCACGAAGATCACGTACCGCCGCACGCTGTGGATTCTTGCGTGGTACTACCTGAACGGGTTCCGCCGGTTCGACGTGTTCGATCCGCGCACGAGCCGCGTTGTGCCGTACTACCTTGACGAAGACGGGAACATGGAGTTCCAGTCGACCGAGTTGATGTCGATCATCGACAAAACCACGGCGCGACTGAACACGATGGACCTGCGCCCGCGTGCACTCCGCCAAGGTTTCAGCCTCGCGGGTCTGCGCGAGCGCAGCGTTGCCCAGTTGGTGGCTGATGCGGTGGTGGGGGACCAGCAGCTTGAGAAGGTCAAGCGCGACTTCAACTACATCTTTTCGCTGCTTGGTTCGTGCGGCGTAACGGGTCACATGGTGGACCACCCGACGATTGGCTTGACGGCTGATCTCGAAGTGGTGCACCCCAAGGAACTGCTGCCTTTCCCGAGTCTGGGACAGGATCACACGAAGGCACGCGGCATCATTCGCCAGCGGGTTGTCACCATGAGTTTCCTTCAAGAGAGGTACGGCAAGAAGTTCCTCGAGAAGGAAAAGATGAAGATGGACGCCTGGAGTTGGGAATGGGGCCACGACATGGAAGAGCCGGCTGACGCGCCTGGAAACGGGTACGTCCTCAACAGTGCTGCATCCGGCGCACTGAACGGGATCCCCGGCGACAACGAGATGGAAGTCGTGAAGGTGCGCGAGCTTTGGCTCGACGGCCCCCGCGGTACTTGCAGCCGTTACGTTGTGTCCAGCGGCAATGTGATCATTGAGGATCGCGACCTCAGCGATGTAGAGACGTATTGCCCCATCGGGTTTGCTCGGTTCATGGACAACGGCACGTTCCACGGAGCGGGCCTGTTTGACCTGATGTTCGGCATCGTGCGCGAGATGGAACGGCTGCTCAAGAGCCTGTTCAACAACATCCGCGACATCGACAAGTACGGCGTGCTGGTCATGCCGCAGGGCACAATCAACGAGCGGGCCGTTCTGCGCGATATCGGCAAGGGCTTGCGGTACATGAGTTACAGCCGCGATGCGCTGCTGGGCGATGATTTCAAGCCGATGGTCATCCAGCCGTACAACGCCGGCGATGTGCCGGGCAAGGTTGCGCAGTTTGCGAAGGGCATCGTGGACAGCCTGAGCCCGGTGCAGGATCTGCTGGCGGAGAAGGGTCGCGTCGACAGCGCAAGCGGTCTGCAGTTCCTTGACGAACAGATCAGCAAGGCGATGACGAACCCCACCAGCGGTGTGCAGGCTGCGTTCGGCGGCATGTACAAGAGCCTTGTGCAGAAGGCAACGAAGGAAATGCTGGTCAGCGACCGCGCTCTGCCGGTCAACAAGTTGACGCTGGACCTGGCGGGTGCAGTGATTGATCCTGAAAACGGAACGGTCAGTTTCAAGAAGAACCCGATTCCAAACTTCAGCCAGATCAGCTTTACTGTGAAGGACACCAGCCCACGCAGTGAAGTGGTGCGGAAGCAGGAAGCAATGGGGCTGCTGCAGGCAAAGGTCACGGATCCCGAAGCGCTCAAGTTGTTTGCGCTCAAGGAAGGTCTTGACTTTGCAATGTGGATGGA